ATTGTATCAATGGATAGCTTTTCTCTATTGCTGAGCTGCTGTGCTCTGACTTTGCCTACTTGTGTTGCACATCTATTGCCTTGCTTTTCATTCAGTTCTATCCCTCGTCTAGCATTGTTGACTACAGCATCAGGATAGTCATTATAACTATCTTGAAATTCTTGCTTTGCTCTTTGCCATGATGACTTACATACTGGATAGCGTTGAGTTGATGGATATTCGTCTTTCATCTTCTCATCAGCCATGCATCTAGTTATGAATTCATTCTCTGATTCTGCTGGTCTTGGTTTAGGTATTGGCATTACTTGCAGTATTTAGTGTAAAATGTATAGGGCACCACCTTCATCTTTGCCAGGATCCATATCAGTGGCCTATAGGCTTTGAAGTTGTACTTATCATATTTGGCTCTATCACCTTTGCGAAGGTTAATTAGTGCATTTATTTTTGATTCGTATTCCCCTAGCTTAGTCATATCAAACTCAGGCTTAATATCGAATAGCTCTCTAGCTTGTTGCTTTGTCAATCTGCCTGATCTGACTTGTGCAGAAAGGTATACTATTCTCTTGTCAATGCCAAATTTATTAGGCAGTAGAAAGCTCCCTACAAACTCAGTGTAAACATTCTCACAATGCTTGCCGCCATAATCTTGCCATTGGATCAGTCGTTTCATTTCAAGCTCCATTGTCTCTCTATCAAATCCATAGTGAAAAGGCCTAACATTCTTGATTCCTTTCAGTGCATAGTACAGTTGGTCCTTGAATGTGAATAGTGGATAGTTAGTAAGTTCTGATTGTGTATATGCCTTGTAGACTGATCTGATGTATTTAGCATCCATGTAGGTCCATGATGCTGGTGTTGATCCCTCAGTCCTGAAGTCATGACCATTGAGAATGTACTTGATCTTGTACTTGTGTGCAGTATCGTACATCAGCTTTGTCATGGCAATATCATTAGGGATATCTGCATCAGGCAGTCCAGCGTAAAGGAATGCTTCATTTAGTTTGTCATATTCTGACTTGTTCACCTGGTAAGTGATGGCATCCACATTTAGCTTCTTGATGAGCTGCTGCATATTGTGGACAGCTTGTGGTGCATTCCAGTTGTTATCGAAGTGAATGACTAGCGGCTTGAGGCCCCAGTAACGCACAGCAGTGTATAGTAGAACTGAGCTGTCAAGTCCTCCACTGATGCCCATGATGCAATCGTATTTGTCACCATAGCCATGCTCTCTGATTCTGTTGATAACTCCATTGAGCTCTTCAGGATTTGACTGCTGCTGTAGCTCATCATGTAGATCACAATAGTTGCATTGCTTACTACCTATGACAGCGAAGTCAGAAGTGAATAGGCATCTTTTACATTCTTTCATATTGTAAATTTAAGTAAACATCCAATATGGATCATTTTTTATTTCATTTGGATTGTTGAGAATCATTTTTTTTTGATTGTTTTTATGAGATTCTAATATTTGAATAATATCTTCTATATTATTCCAAGGTATACAATTATCTAAAAAAGCGGCATTAGTTATGCAATATTTACCCTGAGCTTTTAATTCTAAAATTGTTTGTAATCCTCCAGCATAATTATTTAAAACAAGTCCAATGTAACATTTATTATATACCTCATATTTAATATTTGAATGCCATTCAGATTGTGGTATTGAACCATCTCCGATGATTATATCATAACCTCTAAAAATCAATTCTTTTATTATATTCTCATTATGATATTCTGGATTTGCGCTTGGGCAATATGCAAATATTTTATTTCCATATATGCCTGTAAATTTATCATTTGATTTTTCATGAATATCAACTAAATCAATTTTTAAGTAATCTGAAATATATCTATGTAAATTAACGTGCCAGGTTATATTCTTGACATGATTCATTTTATATATATCTAATCGATCACAATATTTAGAATCCATTCCAGTCCAAATGCATATGGCATCAGATTTATGATTTAATACAGCTTGCCAGTCTTCTTCTCGATATTGTCCAATAAACAGGCAAGGTTTTTCACTATCATAATATTCATTCATTTGATACCATTCTAAAAAATCGAAGTCTGCTATTGATTTAGATATGTAGGCCTGTGTTACTCTCCGCATAGTTCATTTTGTAAATCATATATTTCAGGGAATGACTGAAGGAATGCAATCTGTTCTTTGCCGGTGATGCGTTCACTCTTTAATTTGCCAGTCCAATGATCCTCAAATTTATGTTTGTTCTCCCACTTATCTGTACTGATTGACAAGAATTGTATCTCATCTGCATCAAATATCCCAATGGATGCATCACTGATGATTGCTCTGAGCCACATGGCCCAATCAAGTCCGCTGTTTAATCTCTTGTCAAATGGCTGCCAGTTGATCTTATCAAGGAATCTATTTGATAGCATTCTGCCAATACCTATAGGCTCATAGGATCTTGGTCCTTTGCCGTATCCAGTCCACTTGACAAGTCTGATCTTATCATCCACATCAATGAAGTGACATCCTAGCTTTCCTACCATGTCAAACTCTTTGAGCTTATCTTCAGCCTCTTGGATGTAATTATCTGATACCCAATCAGATGAGCCAACAAACAGCACCCCAGTAGGATTGTATTTCTTAGCTGCCATAAATCCAGCATTCCACTTGGCACCCAGTGGATCATTGGATATCTCTATCCACTCGGCACCTAGCTTGATGCATAGCTCCTTGTCTTCAGGATTATGTCCCATGCATATAACTTTGACTCCAGCATTCTGAAGTCTTGTGATTGTGATTTTGAGCAGTGGCCTTCTGCCATTCACTGGAATAGGAGCTACAATCATGATTTCAATGCATTAAGTAGGTCAGCTTTCTTTGGTGCTGCTCCTAAGTTTAGTCCTCTATCTTTTGCCAGTGCCTTCATATCATTGTAGCTCATGCTCTCATAGTTATATTGTTTTGTTCCAATAAACTGAATCTTAGCTGGTTTAATCTCTGCGTTGATGTTCTCTTGAATATGGGCAGACAAGTCTCTCATTGCATTCCGTAGGCATGTGCCACATCTCTTGTTGAGCACTATATTCTTGTTTAACTTGAGCCACATGGACAGCTCCTCTTTTAGCTCTTCATTCAGTGCAAAGGATCTAGTCTTCATAAATCTCTGCACCTGGCTCATCAGCTCATTTGATATCATGGTTTCATAATTTTAAGTAGTTTCTTCTCTAAGGCTGTGCCTTTTATCTTTCGTCTGAGCTCTCTGCTATTGTGTAGCTCACGAAGTAGTATTGCACCAATCATGGCAAAATACTTGTCCTGGTCAGTCATTACTTGCTCTCCCATGATTGTATAATATCAGCTAGTAAATATGTGATGAATGCTATGCCAACAGTGTGCCAGTCATACATCAGTAATAAGATCACTGAAGTCCAAAAGGATAGGCAGCTCCAGCAGTTTAGTGGTTTAAGATCAGGCAGTTCAAAGGTCATCATTGCTCTTGATATCCCTAGGCTCGCCAGTATGAATAGAATATAAATCATTTTTAAATTGTTTTATGGCACCATGTATGACTCTGAGGGGCAGATTTGTTTCTGCTTTGATATCTCTATAAGTCATGCCATACAGATGCATCTTAGTTAGTTCTTTACAAAATAGCTCTTGATCATCTTCAGGAGACTTCTGCATGTAGCTATCAAGGTAACATTGATATTCTGATAGGTCATCATCTTCTGTCTCTTTGAAGGCAATATCTGTCTCGAATGGGAGCAGACGTATTGGGGGATTGAATTTCTTGTTGAATTCACTGCCAGGCCATTTCCACTGATTATAGGCATACCTTGCAAATGTTCTTGGAAGATCGGCCTCTTGGATATCGAGCTTACTGAGTATGATGAATACATCTGAGACAAGGTCACGGTATAGCTCTGAGCCTCCAGTGATCTTGATAGCGATATTGTATGCCTCTTTATTCCAAAACACATCCCGAAGTTATTAAATATTTGAATACCTCATTGAGAAATTGTTCTGATACTGGCTTGCTATTACAAAACCGCCACAGCTGTGCATAGTTCAAATCACTATCTTCTGACAGATGAGTCAGCTTGTAACGATTGGAGAGCCTCTTGTGAAGCTCTCCTCTCATCCAATCACTTAGGCTCACATCAGAAGGGAAGGTCATCTTCAAACTCATCTGCTGCTTTTATTTTATCACTTGTATTCTGCAATACTGGTGCTGGTGCTGGTGCCACATAAGGCTCTTTGATTGCTGCACTCATGTACTTAACTCCTGATTGAGCTGTCTTCACCCATAGTGAGATCTCAAGCTCCTTGCCTTCTACATTGATCTTGCCTCTGTAGTCAGGCTGATTGTCGGCAGTCTTTTTGTCATTCTTGAAGATTGCTCCACTGTTGATTTTCTGTTCCATACTTATTTGTTTCTATAGATTAAATTAATTACCAGTACCCATAAATTTTCGCCTAGTCTCCAAGTCCTCAAGGATTTGATCCAGCTTCGCAGACACCTCATGATATTCCTCATTTGTCAAAGGTATTAAAGATATTTGAGTAAAATAAATCCTCCAATACATTGATTCAGACTTGATATCATACACATGCTCTTGTACTACTTCCATCACTTATTATTTAGCTTGTTAATATACTGCACATAAAACTCTGATGCATGTCTGAGTCTCTCCAGCATTGCCAGCTCAAGCTCAATGTCACGTTCATATTTGATGACAGTGATACGTTTGGCTGGATCAATATGGTCCACTCTATGCAGTGACATGTTATCCCATGGAGTAAGCAGTCCAAGGTCATTAGTTGGATCTGTTGATACCATGCAATAGATTAGCTCGAATGATGGCCTATCATAAAGATACATATATGCTCTGCCTTGCCATTCGTAAAGTGACTCATCACCATCCTCAGTTGTAGCTGGGAATGTTTCAAGTGACCAAGATGTTTTGATATCTATGATTAGATCATCCAGTAGGATATCACATTCACCAGTCATTGATTCAGTCTCTAGTCTGACCTTGTTTTTTTTGTAGCTTGTGAATCTCACATCATTCAATAGCTTGATGCTGTCTTGCTCTTGCTCTATACCCTTGATGATGTACTTGTTATTCAGCTCAATATTGTAGCCATAGAAGTCTTGCTTTGCAATTGACTTGATATAGCTTTTTGCTGTTTCTGATAGGACCTCTGACTTGTTTCTAGGATTTGTCATGATCTTACCTATGCTTGATGGATGCCATTTCATATCTCAAATGTTTGATTAAAATAATCTGATGAATCTTTATACTCTTCTGACTTGTACTTGCCATTCATGAAGGCTGTAGTTATCTCAAGCTCTGATGCTTTGTAGAAGTTTATAAGCCATTGAGTCTTTAGGTAGTCACTTAGATCTGCCCATTCTTCACCTTGCATAAACTCTGCGAGTCTCATTATTGCCATTGGTTTCATAATCTTGCCTCCTGATCTTTAGTAAGTGAATAGTTTTCTTTCAATTCTGCTACAGTGTATTCCTTCGCTGCAATCTTGATGAGTGCATTCTTGAATCTCTCTTCCGGCAATGTAGGTTTCACTACTGGCTTTTCCTCTTCTGTTGCCTTCGCTGCTGCCTTGCCATCATCATCTGTTGCGGCCAACGAGATCAGACTGGTCAAAGTGTACCTCCGATAATAAGAAATGCACGATCCGAGCTGCTGGGGATTCTGTAGATCCGGTAGCTTCATCATTGATTCCACATGCTCACCTGAATCAACATCAATGATCTTGGTATAGACCATTTGGTCAATGATAGGCTGCATGATGATCAGTCCATTTTCCATCAGGATATTCTCACATGCATCTAGTACAGCATTGAGATCTGCGTATCTTGAATGATGACTCTGAGCATTCTTGTGGACCTTGCCAATTGCCAGCTTTGCGTTATGCAGTTTTTTGTACATAGGTACTGGAGCTGCACTCTCCTTTTCTTTAACTGTTGCCATAATTTGTGGTATTAAATTTCAACAAATATAATTATTATTTTGAGATAAACAAAATTAGAATAGTTTTTGTTGAGCAGTGTGATTGTTAATTCTTTGCATTGCTTTATCGAAGTACTCCTTGTCAAGTTCACAAGCTGTTAATTCAAATCCGTAATCGTGACAAGCTATTGCAATACTCCCGCTTCCTAAGTGAGTGTCAAGTATTTTGTCGCCTTGTTTTGCATATTTGTCTAAAATCCATTTGTAAAGTTTAATAGGTTTTGTTGTTGGGTGAAATTTCTCTCCTTCCATTCCTATAAAACCGCTGTATGGAATAACGGCTTTTTTTAGCGATTGATTAAGCGAAGTCCAAGCCAACTCACCATCTGAAAAAGAACATCCTTCAGCTACGCATTTATCCCAAAAAATCCAACCCATAGAAATAGGTAAGTTTTCAGTAAAATAATTTGCACCCCAAATAATTTGATTTTTTGAAACTCTAAATAACTCATTAAAGTATTCTGTATTTGGGGCTTCGTTATCCCATTTTTTAATGCTTCGTTTCTTTGATTTAGTATCTTTTTTTCTACCTGCATTCATATTAACATTAATCCCATAAGGCGGATCAACAATTGCCAAATCAAAATACTTATCAGGATACCTAGCCATCAGCTCCATATTATCCTCGTTAGTTATCTTCAGCATGATATAAACAAATCAAACCATTGAATAAAATCATCAAATGACTTAACTATTAGATATGTTCCTCCAGCTTTCTCTATCATTTCTTGATATCTTATCTGTGCTTCAGACTGTCTATCCTTGCCATACTTAATCTCAATCTTCACTGATCTGCCATTGATTGTGGCTGATATGTCAGCAGATCCCTTTGTACCGGTTCCTTTGGTCCACTTCCCTGGCATCTGTCTTGTGCCCTCACCTACCTTCAGCTTGGCTCCTTGCCTCCACATTCCAGTAGTATTTATTCTTTCAGCTTGATAGCCTGATAAGTTGATGAATGACACCACTGATTTGGTCAGAGCATTAGCTGATGAGTCGGCCCATTTAGTCTTAGCCAGTGCGAATTCAGGCATTGATGGATATTTCTCTTTGAGATGTGATGTCTCAAGATCAATGAGTCTTTGTTTATTTTCCTTGTTCATAGATTCTATCTAGTGTTAATGTTTTACCTGGTGCTAAAGTTGTATCCCTTGCCCAGTCTTCTGCGTTTACAAATGTAAATTTGTGCTGTTCAGCTGGTACTACTTTCTTCTGCTCTGACAATTTACTGATGAATAGGGCAAAGATTGCGGACCAAGCTAGGATCATGATGATTGATATTTGTTTCATTACTCTGATTTAAAAGTTTCGTTGTAGTAGTCGTTAAATGTTTCAGTTAATGGCTGTAAGTCAAATAAAACCCCTTGACCTATTTCTTTTATCCTACCGTTTAAAAATGCCTTTCCAATTTGTTCTTTTTCCATTTGCTTAGCCTTTTCAAATATTGGGTTAAAATCAAAATTTTCATCATGTGCCGTAAACAATTGTTGTATTAAGTAATCTACCGCTGTCTGCTTCATATTAAAAAGGTGCTTTTTCAATTGTTTGTAAATTATCCCATTCAGATTCTTTCTTCTGTTCAGTCACATATTCAATGTAAGGAATGGAACCATTCTGTTTGCCAGCATCTACTCTTGTAAGTTTACCTTTCTTTACAAGATAATCTCCATACTTTCTGATTCTGCCTGATGTATACTTCTGACTAAACTTTCTGTAAGTAGGATACTGATCACAGAATTTCTCAAACATATCCTTGAGAATCATTCTCTCATTGAATTTCATGTTATCATTTATCCAGCTGTAGAAGTCATGACCTATCTCAGACATTAATCTCTTCTCATCCAGGTTAACTGATGCATAGTTGACAATGCCATTCTTTAAATAATACTGGATGCATTCAATCATGAAGTTGTCAAACTTGCTCCACTCTTGCTCATCCCAATCATAGAATAGATTGCGGCCAAAGTCATGAAATGGTGTGAAGGTCTTGTCATAGTGATTGTGTAGCTCTATTTCAAACTTTCTACGTTCATGTGAATTCCCTTCACCTTTCAATACATAGTTTGTGGGGATTGCAATCTTTGGTGTTCTATCCTTCTCAATAAAGAATTCATCTTTGTTTTTCTTATTGACTGGCATCCCATCCGTGACAATTGAAAATAGCTTTTCAAAGTCAAAGTTTTCATTGACATCATCAAAGATGAGTATCTGAGTATCAAGGCTCACTCGCTGGAATGCAAAGTCCTTAGATGGATCAAAGTTCTTTCCGTTGATGGTGCATGTATTTTTAAACTTACTCAGTGCTTCAGTGATTATTCCCTTTCCGGTACCTCCTTGTGGATTGTCAGA